AATTAATAAAAAATAATTTTAAAAAATATATTTATGATGTTAGGAATGGCATAACATTATGTTATAATTGCCATAGACTAATTCATAGTAAAAATTAAATAAATGTACATAGATAAAAGTGCAATCGAGGATTACCTACTCATAGATATAGATGGGTCAATGGATTCTCGAATAAATGAATGGATAGCGGCCGCGCAGAATTACGTGGAGATTTATACTGGGCGGGAGTTTGAATTGTCCGAGGACGAGACTAGGTACTATGACGGCCCGGGCGGCAGGACATTTTATTTAGACGATTTTACGGAGGTGTCCGGCGTTTGGACTCTTGGCTTGGATGGCTCAACAGTGGATGAAACCTTGACTGAAGACACGGATTACTTCGTATATCCCCTTAATGACACGCCGAAACACATTATTAAATTAGCTCCTGAGGGCTCTAAACTTGGCAAGTGGCCCAAAGGAAAAAAGAGAATTAAGGTCACAGCCGATTTCGGCTACCAGGCTAGCGTCCCAGATGATATTAAACTAATTACTACTCAGTTGGTTGCCGAGATTGTCAATGTCGGCAGGCAGGGGGCGGAAGGCGGGATATCGTCCGAGAGCCTAGGTGACTACTCCGCAACTTACGGGAGCTTTGATGAGGCAGCGGTTAGACTGGGTATAAAGCCGGTCCTAGATAATTATAAACTTTTGGTTTTGTAAATATGTCAATAGAACATTTATGCCGTACGGCAATAAGAGTATTAAGATACAGGGACTTGGGCGGAGACCTGATGGGCTTTTCGACCGTGACTTCGGCTATGGCACATATCCAGCCGGCAACGGACAGCAAGCGGTCGATAGCTGACGGGGTGTTTGGCAAGCAGTACAGAATATATGTAGATGTAGGCAGGAACGTGCAGCAGGGCGACCGGATTAGGGACATAGATTGTAACGAGTACACAGTGGTAGCAGGCGGCGAGTCCGAGCGTTCCTTTGGGTCGATAAGTTATACATTATTATTAGCGGAAAAAACAAAATAACAATATGCCAGTAGCAATAACAATCAAGGTGACGGGAATGAAAGAACTTAGTAAAAATTTCAGGAATTCGCCAATACTTGTTTATAACGGTCTCTCAAGAGCCATAAATAAGTCGGCCATATTGCTGACACAGAATATTAAGAGGGTAACACCTAAAAAGACTGGCGCATTAAGTGGAAGCATAAGACCTACTTTTTCTCGGTTAAAGGCAGTAATAGAGCCACACAAAAAATACGCCATATACGTCCACGAGTCGACACGTCCACATGAGATAAGGCCGAGACTTAAGAAAGCCCTGTTCTGGCCCGGAGCCAGACATCCGGTTAGAAAAGTAATGCACCCAGGTACAAAAGGAGTTCCGTTTATGGAAATTGGTGTCAATCGGTCCGTGCGGACGATAGAGGGAATTTTCAAGGTCGAAGTGGACAAAATGTTAAAAGTAATAGTTAAAAAATAATTCTATGTGGAGCGACATATTAGAAAAATTAATTTCGATTTTAGAGGCGAATGTACTGATTAAGGATGTATATAATTACGAAGTTGAGGAGTTTGACGGCGACCCGTCCTGTACGGTAACCCCCTCCGAGAACGACAGCGACTATAACACGACTGAGGAGAACGTGAGGATTTACGCTTTCAACGTCAGACTATATGTTAATAGAACAATAAAACCGGCGGGAGAAGACCCTAAGCCAGACGCTGACAGAATACTTAGAAACCTTGTTGACAGCGTCTTGGATGATTTCGATAAAGACTATACTCTCACTGGGATAGTAAACCCTACTGGGTATACTTTTATCAACCTATTCGCTTTGCCGTCAGTCTGGGGATATTCAGGTCGAGAGGATAATTTCAGGGTAGCTGAAATTGCAATAAGATGTCGTGTATCGGTGGACTTATCTAGTCTTTGATAAATAAAAATATGCCAAAATTGGACTGAATATTTTAAGATTAAATCTGTCGACTTAAGCGCTTTATAAATTAACAGTTTAAATATTTATAAAATAAAAATAAAGACGTATGGAAATAATGGAATTAATACAGGATATAAATAGTCATATTACAGTTTTAAATGATGATTATACCGCCCTATCAACTTCGGTTGCTGTTTTGGAAAATCAGATGGGATTTGTAATATGGACAACAAAATTTTTGATGGCCACTGTCATTGTGGCCGCATTAAGTGGCTTGGTTGGGATGTATTTTACTATCCGACATTGGTCGCTTTACAATAAAAACGGAAAGAAATAAAGGTCGAATAACATAAAATTAATTAATTAATTAATCTCGATATCCAAGTCTTAGGCTTGTATGTCGGGAAAAACCAATAATATGCCAAAATGGATAGGAAGAAGATTGTCGATAGGCGTAGGTGTCGAGGGTGTCAGAGGAACAGGAGTAGCTGCTTCCTTATGGCTCAACGCCACCGCTTTTAGTTTTCTGGACAAGGTTACCAAGGCCAGAACTAACGCCGGTTATGGAGGTATTTGGGGAGGCGATCAGTCATTGGTTGCTCAGAAATGGGCAGAGGGCGAGATAGAGGTTGAAATGGGAGACCAGAGTTTCGGAGCGATTATGATAGCCACTTTGGGAGGCATCAGCTCAGCCGCATATTTAGGCGCTTACAAGCATACCTTCACGCTCCAAAACGATAATGCTCACGACAGCTTATCGGTACACACCGTAGATCCAATCGGTGATTTGATTTTTGAGCTGTCGATGGTTGAAAGTCTCACCATAGAGATGGTGCCGGAGGACTTGGTTAAATACACAGTTGGCTTCAGATCAAAACCCAGTCAAGCGGATAGTTCCACCGCGGCCTACATTGCTGAGAACAAGTTTTTGGGTAGGCACGCGAAGCTCTATCTGGAGGATGTTGTCGGCGACTTGGGTACCAGCGATGATATCTGCGTCAAGAGGATGGCTTTGACTTTTACAAAGAATTTGGAGGACAACTACTGCCTGGGGACTGTCCAGCCGACTGACATAATGAACAAGAACTTTACTATTACCGGCGAAATTGAGTTGAACTACGAGAACCGAACTTACAGAGACTATATGTTAGATGGTGGCTACAAGGCAATGAGGATTGACATCGTAAACACCGACGTGACCATTGGTACAACCAACCCGTCATTCAGAATAGATTTGAGCAAGGTTGACTTCGACGAGTGGGATGCTGACCACGCACTAGACGACATCGTAACCCAGACAATTAATTTCACCGCGCTGTACGACCTAGACACTACTGACTTGGTGATTAACGACTGCTACCTGATAAACGAGAGAGACGACTATTACGTCGGAGGCACGACTACCAGCTCATCTACTTCGAGCTCTACCAGTTCTTCTACGTCTAGTTCAACGTCAGCTTAATAAAAAACGAAATTAGCTAACTAACAATTTAAAATAGAAAATTTATTAGAACTACTAAGGAAATATAATTAAATAATATGTGGGCTAACTTATTACAGTTAGCCCGCTAAAAGAAAAATTATGGAAAAAGAAATTAGAAAAATTAAGCTTCCTGAATATGAAGTTGAGATTTATACTTATTTAACTTGGGGAGAAAAAGAGGAAATCACAAATATCCTAATTAAAGGTGCCAAAATAGGGACTAACGGATTACAGGAATATGATTCAAATGTTTTATTAGAAAGCAAATATAAGCTTTTAGAATTCGCTATTAAAAAAATAATTAATAGTGATGGCAAAGAAATTAAGTTTACGAAAGAATGGATAAATAATCTTAGTGCCGAAGATGGTGATTTAATCTATGATGCAGTAGATGAATTGAGTAAAAAAAAAGAAAAAAAGACGATAGCTTAGACCTTGAAATTGAAGGAAAAAAACCTCTTTCAAATGGGGTAATAATGGAAATGTTAAGTGAGAAATATGGATGGCTACCGAGTCAAATAAGAGACGAAAGATTAGATGATATTTTATCATATATTGATATTATTACTATTAAAAATTGGATTAGCAAAAAACAATTTAGTAAAATTAAATAAAATGGCTAATGCGAATTTACAAATAATACTCACTGCTCGAGATGAGGCGAGTAAAGAATTAAAAAAGTTAAATACGAAGATAAAAGATTTAGCTCCAACTTTTAAGAAAATGGCTGTAATTGGTACTGCTGCTTTTACTGCTATCTCAGCTGGTATTGGTAAAACAGTGAAAGACGCTGCAATTGCAGAAGGTGCTTTCAATAAGTTTCAAACTGTATTTGCTGAAAATTCGGATGAGATGCTTAAATGGATTGAAGGTATTAGAAGTGAATTTCCAAGTGCAACGTCTGAAATTGTATCTATGGCCGCTGGATTAGGTGATTTATTAAAACCTATTGGATTTACAACGGATGAGGCGACAGATATGACAAAGAAAATTCTTGACCTCTCAAATAAAATAGCAGCTTTTAATGACGTTGACCCTAAAGAAGTTTTAGATTCTTTTAGGTCGGGTTTGATTGGCTCATCTGAACCATTGCTCAAATTTGGTATAGATACCAGAGTTGCAACACTGGAAGCCGTAGCATTAAAAGAAGGTTTACTTGAACAAGGTCAATCATTTAATAATCTTGAACCAAGTGTTGCTGCAGTAGTTAAAGCACAAGCTTTATATATTCAAGCAACAAAACAATCTGCTGACGCTATTGGTGGTTTCGAAGCAAATAATGATTCTTTCATTAGAAGACAACAAGAATTAAGTGCGACATTAAAAGAAACTAGTGAAACTCTTGGAAATATATTTTTACCAATAATTGACAAAGTATTAAAAAAGATTTTACCTGTTATTCAAAAAGTGGCTGATTGGATAGAAGAAAATCCAAAATTAACGAAAGTAATAATTATAGTAGTTGCTGCTTTGGCTGGTCTAGTCGCTATTGTTGGTTTGTTAGGATTAGCGTTACCAGCAATTATTACTGGATTTACTCTTTTACTTGGACCTATTGGTTTGGTGATTGTTGTAATTGCTGCTTTAATTGCAATTGGAGTATTGCTTGTTAAAAATTGGGACATAATTAAAGAAAAAACATCTGAGATTTGGCTTTTAATAGGTCAAACAGTCGAAGAAGCACTAAACATTATAAAAAATGTTTGGACTAATACTTGGGATAGTATAAAAAATGTTGTAATTGATGTTTGGAGTGGAATTAAAAATACGATTGCAGGGGGCATTGATTGGATTATTGAAAAAATAAATTGGGTAATAGAAAGAATAAATACAGCTAAAGAAAAAGCCGGAAGTGTTCTTAGTGGAAGCTGGAGAGGAGAGAGTAATATTAAAGGAGTGCCTTTTTTTGATAGGGGCGGTATTGTCCCAGGCCCGATAGGCAGTCCACAACCGATAATGGCACACGGAGGGGAGACGGTTCTTCCTACGCATAAAGATGGAGGTGGAGTAGGCCAAACTTTTAATTTTGATTTTAGAAATGCAAATATTTCAAATATTGAACAATTAAAAAATGATATAATTGCTGCTATTAACAGAGCCAATCTGTTAACAGAGCAAGGGGCAATGTAATATGTATTCAGTTAAATATGATAGTACGGAATTAGTAAATTCCACTTATCATTTACAATATGCTAAAGATCAGTCAGCTCCACCAAGAGAATTTACTCTTGTGCCTTATGCTTCGGAAGATGGCGCCATTATTGTTTACGACAGATATGGCGTTAAGCATATTATAGTTAAGGGCTTTATTTCTGCGGCCACTCCGGCCGCCTTGCAAATCGCGGTTGATTCTTTTAAGGAGTTATTCTCTAGGAGAAATAAAAATTTAGATATAACCCCGGACGGTGGGGTGTTAAGAAGATATGTCGCAAATTGCGCCAGCCATACTTTGACAGGGGATTATTATAACTTAACCTTTTTGCCTTATGAGGCTGACTTTATAGTAGTTGAAGG